AACAGTAAGAGCCTATTTTGAAAGGGTATGATTATCCTGCATGTTTCTATAGTCTCATTTGCATTAGATGCATATTGAGGTCTCCAAGATGTCCAATTAGTGCCATCAAAATAACGCAATCTCTCAGCTGAATTATAGTTTGTCGTAAATAAAATATAACTATAATCGTCTGTTCCACGCCAGTTAGTACTCCAAAAGAACTCACTATTAGATCCTGCCCATTGTGCATCTCCGGGAACGGTAGCGCCATCTACACGTTCCCAGCCAGTTGATAAAAGTTTATAATTAAAGAACGTATCCCACGCATACGTGTCTTCATCATTAATTTCACTTTGCTCATATTGAGTAAAACCCATAACAGGTTTAGCAGGGTAAAAATATAGATCCGTCGCCGCTAAAGACCCTTGTATATTATAGACTCCAGTAGCTGTATTATACGTAAAAACTGTCGCTGTTGGACTTGTTGTATACATATTTCCATTTGCTTGGTATACGGTAAAAAATTCACTTCCTATGGAAAACATCTGTCCTATAGCACCTATACCAGCGGCACCTCCTGGTACGGTACCAGCAATATTTCCAGCGCCATCTGTTGTCCCTACGTTTGCACGAAGCCTAGATCCTTCTGATGCAAGATCTGTTATAACACCCGTATTGACAGCTCCGGCACGTTTTTTAATGCGACCACGAAATATATATGCATTATTTAACTCCTCAAATGCCTGATCTGGAATGAGCCAAGGTTTGACGTCTCGTCTAAGACCATCACTTATAGGAGCTATCAAAAACTTATCAAAAGCCATCTAGATTCCTATTAGTAAATATTCGAATCCTACGGTTGCAGCACCAGTTGTTGAACGATTTGAAGCAAAAACTGTTATTGTTCCGGGAAGTACAAATGACGTTGCCCTAATAGCTTGATCAATATCTGTGATTGCAGGATCCGCAACAGTTAACTGTATACTATATATAGCAGTAAAATCTGGTATACCTGCACCGGCCGGCAAAACAAACGTATCATTTCCAGTACAGCTTCCAACACCCCACTTAATAAGTAACCCAGAAGGCAAATAACTCCAACCGATTGCGCCAAGACTAGCGCCTGTTGCCTCTAATTCTGTGCCACTTGATTCTCTTCTTACAAACAGCTCAGATATACCTGTAAGAGCTGATTGCTTTGAGTATATCGCCAATTCATTTGCAGCAGTCGCCGGGGCAGCAGCTTGTTCAGGCAATGACACATGCTTATGTTTTCCCTGGTCACCTAAATCATATGTAACATGGTTAACATCCCATGCGGTTTTTATAGCCTGAAAATTATTCAATAGATCATTTTGTGAATCTTTTATCTTATCCGTTGGCTGCGGAATGTTTTCCTGATACGCCACGATTAATCTCCTATCCGTATTTCTTTTTTATAATATAGTTTAAATAGGTGAATATCCGGTTGAATATTTTACTCAGCCTGTCATAAGTAAAACCTTCTTCTTTGTAATGCATTACAACCCTTATGTATTATTCCACCACCAACCAGAATTTTGTGTGTCAAGATTTTCTGTATATATTGTCGCGACACGCTCATTAGACTGTTGGACTATAGTTCTTCTTAAAACAAGGCGTTGTTGGTTCTTAAATTCTGGCATAAGCATTCTGACGCCTTCTTCATCGGTTCTATCTTGAAATATTTTTACACCAGCTCCTATAGCAATATACTGCCACCATTGTTCGAGCTCCGGTGATTCTCCAGCTGCCAATAATTCTACAGGCCGCACATACCCTTCAATATCAACTCTATATGCTTGATCTGGCACAGGCCGAATATAAAATTTATTATCGAAATAGAGTACCGCTTGCGGTGTAGATGCGACATAAGGCCGTGTATGTGCATCAATGTTTGCATTAGCCGCAGGAGGCGTAGTGAATGCTAATATATAAGCTCCCGTCACATAGTTAATTGTTCCTAATGCACCGCCGGCGCCTGTAAGTATCCCAGTTGTTCCTGTTCCACCAGTAGTATCATGCAGCTCTAGAGAATTATTATTTGCATCAATTGAACTAAACAACACATTTTGCTTTAAGATTGGTATATTTGTAAGTGTACCAGCAAAGTTAACTGTTGCCCCATCTCCAGTAGCAACTGTCACAACCGAGTTAGTCCTAGGATATACACTATAAAACTGAGCTCTATCTTGATAAAAAGGAACACGCTTCCCATCGATATAAACAGGTTCATGAAATGTTGTATATCGATTTTCGAAATTATCAAGTTCAACTGCAGTGTTTGTACTGTCATATTCATCAACGTACGGTTCAGTAAAGAAAGTAAATGTTTCTCTTAAAGAGAATAATCGAAGGTGTTCTGGAAAATCATATTGTATAAATGTGTTAACATATTCATCTATTTCTGCGTCCGTAATTTGTGCAGCAGAAGGACTTCGTGTAAGCCTACGCACTTTAGTACGTATTGCAGTAAGAGTTGAATCAGCCATTCACTTTCCTTAAATAATTGAATTCAATATTTGCTACAACTCAATAGTAGCAACTTCAATCAATAGGGCAAAACATTTTGTGTAGCACCGCTAAGATTTGCTGAGACCTCACCAACAGGAGTAACTTGCGGGTAGCTATCAACGTACCATGGAATAGGTGCTGGTATGGAAAAAGGATCAAAGCTAGTTGTATCGATATCTATAGTAAACGTTGTGGCACCAGTTACCGTAACAGTACCAACCAACTTATCAGCCTGAATCATTCCATACCATTTTGGAATATTTAAGCGCACAATATCACCCGTACCATAATCATGCGCAAATGTTGTTGTTACTTGAGCAGGAGATGCATTTGTAATGGAAGATATCAACCTCATTGACCGTTGAAAGGTAGGGTTTTCTACAGCCATAAATCTAGCCATAACAATTCCTCCTTAACTATTTTTTAAATATCTTATCATCTTTTACGCTATCAACCGTTACAATCGCTTCTGGATTTGTTGGCATATCCTCTATATCCATAAACTCTAAGCTTTGAAATCCAAATCGATTTACCTTTTGGCCGACACGCATAGAAACATTTCCACTCTCATCCTTTAAATACTTGTGTACAGGATATGATCCGTTCTGGTTTAAATGTTTAGCTACTCCCAAAGGAACTGTATAAACCTGGCCGTCAATCATATCATAGCGTTCTACCGGATCACCCTTGTATTTTCTAAAGTTAAAGCTCATTGAACCGCCTGGTACCTCATAGAAGCGAAATATACCCTTAACCATCTGCCTATCTCTTTGTCTCTGATACTCAACGCCTTTGTGTAGATTCTTTTCTTTATCAGTTGTTATTTTTGCTTGATTCGCCATATTAATCCTTTAGTTATAGAGGGGCAGCAACAAAGCTGCCCCAAATTATGCATCTAGACGTTATTTACGCTAAACGATTTACCAGCTCTCCAATAGATAACATCACCTACGGTTCCAGCTGGGCTATTTGCACCTGCAGCAAGGAGCATTGATAATACTGCATCGTTAAATGTTGCGTCATCAAGTGTAATTCCTGCCGTTGAAGTTGAATCTTCTCCAACAGGGACCAATTGAGCCGGTGTAAATGGTACATCAGCTGTTAACGGCCATGCAAACGCAGTAAATGCACTTGAATCAATATCAACAGTTACCGTATTAGTTACTGCGTTTATTGCTGTAACTGTTCCAGTCAATCCATTAATTTCAGTCATATCAAATGCAGCTGGCACTTCAAAGCGTACAACTTGGCCAACTGTAAAGCCGTGCGTTACAGTCAATGTAACTACCGCGGTTGCAGCTTGAGTAATAGCTGAAATATATCTACGACGTGGATAATAGATCGGATCAAAAGGAACCCTTCTGAGTGTACCACCTGCAACCACACCTGTTGTTACAATTGTAGGAGCATATGTTAACTCAAATTGGGTATTTGCAACTAAATTACCAATTGTGAAATCTATGCCACCGAATTGCTGTGCTCCAGGAACATTAAGAATTCTTACAACATCATTATTAGCTAAACCAGCAGTTGAAGCAGCAGAAACGAGCGGAGGCGCTGCCCCAGAAATAGTTGTAACAGTTGCATTTAATGCGCCAAGTGTTTGGTCGGAAGTATCAACTAGAGTGAAACCACCGTTTGCCATAACTCCTAACGCAATGGAGTCGTCTGCTGCTAACTTGGTATAGATGAAACCAGAATCGTCACCGAATCCGCGCTGCCACAGAAATTTAACACCAGTTCCAGCACCACCAGCAGCTGCTACAGTACCATTAATTACTTCCATCCAGTCGATATCTGAACGAAAATCAATTTGAGATCGAGTTCCAGTAGAAGTAAATCTACCTTGGAATATCGCTGTATCATAAGCCATAATTAACTCCTTGTAGCACGTAGGTTAATAACCCAAAGATCATTTGTAATCCTTGGAACTTCAGCAAACTTATAACCAACAGATGCATTAAGAGCTAATGGACCATCGTATATTGGAGGTCTATAGATAAAGCTAGCAGAATACTGATCCTGCTCGATACATGCATAAGCTTCCATACCAACACAGAAAA